GCTTATGCTGCTGCTTATGCTGCTGATGCTGCTTATGTTGCTGCTTATGCTGCTGCTTATGCTGCTGATGCTGCTTATGTTGCTGCTTATGCTGCTGCTTATGCTGCTGATGCTGCTTATGTTGCTGCTTATGCTGCTTATGCTGCTGCTGCTGCTGCTGCTGCTGCTGCTGATGCCAGAACAAAATCATTAAAGAAATCAGCAGATATTTGCAGAGAATATCTTACAGAGGATGTTTTAAAAGCATATAAAAACTTAAAGATTTAATGGAATCAATAATAGTCGAAAGGAAATATTGTCCAGACTGCAAGGCTTATGTTCAGGCAGAAGTAACTTATCTCAATCCTGACAAACCTGATGAAGGGATGATCTGGCAATGCCTACAATGTGGATGCGCTATTGAACCGTTGGATGAATAAAATATAAAATCATGAAAATATTATCTTTTCTTGTTATTTTTTGTCTTGCTTTACTACTGTCTTGTGAAAAGCAAGAAGGATGCTGGACTTGCAGAACAATAGCGACCGGATATGATGGCTCAAGTTCTGAACAGGAATATTGTAATGACCTCGATGCAATGAAAGTCGATGGTTTAAAATGGAGTGTCGTAGTTTCTGAGACTACATGGGTAGGGGAACATTCTTATAATGTTAAACAGTATATCACAAACTATGAAATTCGATGTTCGCGGAAATAATTGATTTTTAAACAAAATAGTTCTTTGATTTCTTGATTATTTGTTTTGGATTGTTTACATTTGTATCGGATTTACATGGAGGTAAATGGTACAAATAATTAACTTATCAAAAAATGCTCTATGCGCTGGCGCAAAATCGCCCGCAGTGATGCAGTCGTTTACACTCCATGTAACGCCAGCCATAGGGTTTTTGACACAGTTTTTCCCGAACCTGATTATATCGAGGTTAATCCAAAACAGAGCAGGATAAGAAGTCTGGAGAGATAAACAAATCCGGGCTACTTCCGATAACTGAAGACCCGGTCAGTGATGAATAAGAATTCAATTCCAGCCTTTACTGATGAGGATGCTTCGGACCTGAGAGATCAAAGAATGATTTAAGCAGAATATCACTGAATAAAGGATTTATAACTTAAAATTACAGTAAAATAAATAAATTTGCTTTCTGTTTCAGAATAATATAACTTTGTCGAATGAATTATTTACAATGAAAATATCTGGCATAAATTGAAATGGGAAGGCCAAAAGCAATAATAGATTGGAGGAAAGTTGATGAATACCTTAATGCTCAATGTGATGGCAGTAAAATAGCCGGTCTCTTAGGGATTCATCCTGATACTTTATACAAGGCAATTGAGAATAAATATAAAATGACTTTTTCTGCTTATTCCGCTATTAAAAAAGGTGAAGGCAAAGAATTGTTAAGAGCAAAGCAATTTTCAGTTGCAATGGAAGGCGACAAAACAATGCTTGTATGGCTGGGTAAACAATATTTGAATCAGAGTGATAAACAAGAATTAACAGGTAAAGACGGAACAGCATTGATACCTACTATTAAATTTAAGAATTTCAATTGAAGGAAACTGAGTCTGAAATTGGTATTTCTTTAAAATTCAGACCATTGTTTAAATTACTCGATGATAAAATTTATCCCGATGTCGATACTGTCATCATCACAGGAGGCCGTTATTCGCTCAAATCATATACAGTCTCTATATTTGCATTGATTGCCCTGGTTCATTATCAATGGAACATACTCTATACCCGTTTTACAAATATGTCATTGATAGATTCTGTTAAACCAGAAGTAAGCGACAAAATTGAGATGCTTGGCTTAACAGGGACGGTTCATGATACTACAACACATATAGAGTTCAATAATTGCCGTATATCATTCAAAGGCATAAAGACCGGTAGCGGAATACAAACAGCTAATTTAAAGTCTCTCTCAGGATTTAACCTTTTTATCAATGATGAAGCTGAAGAGTTACCAGATTATAAGACATTTAAGAAAGTATTTTATTCGATGCGTTCTGCAAAAAAACGTAATCTTACTATCCTGATTCTTAACCCTACAACGAAAGAACATTGGATTTTTAAAGAGTTCTTTGAGAAAAAAGGACTGAACGGCGGGGATAATTGTATCAAGGATAATGTCATGTATATTCATTCAAGTTATCTGGATGCCGACCAGGAACAGATACCAAATAACATACTTGCAGATTATAACAGATTAAAGACTGATGATCCTAAAGAATATGAAAATATTGTCATGGGTGGATGGATCACAGAGTTAGAGGGACAGGTATTTCCAGAAAGTTCTTTAAAGAGATATAGGGAATTTCCTCCAGACGATGTTGAGTATTTCACTGTTGGCTATGTTGATCCAGCAGATGAGGGTACTGATTCATTTGCTTGTCCAATAGGACGTGTTTATGGAAATATGAACCGAGTTTATATATTCGATGCAATATTTGATAGTACACTCGGATTGTCGGCATATCTTCCATTAACCCAGGATAAAGTTAAGATTCATAAAATAAGTCATTTAGCCGTTGAGACAAATAGTTTTGGGGCATGGTTTGCTCAACATTGTCGGGAATTAATGCCAACTCTTGAGGTGTTTGGTCTGAAGTCTAAAAAGAATAAAATGGCTCGTATTTTATCTAATAGTGGGCTTGTAAAACAATTCTTCTATTTTCCCGAACAGCCAAATCCTGACTTACAGAAATTTATGAAACAACTTTCTAAGATGCTAAAAACATCTAAGGATCACGACGATGCTGCCGACAGCCTTACAGGACTTGCTGCATATCTTGAACATTATTTCCAATTATTTAAAAATAACGAATAAGTTAAAACAATTATTCCCAGGAATTATAAAATGATCTATACAACCCTCGAATATAGTAAGATCAAGAAAGTGTCACATGATACGATCAGGAGAATGATACTTAAAAATATACTCCCATCTAATTGCAAGGTGAAGAAATTATTAGGTAAACGGGGTTATCTGATTGAGGTTACTGAGAAGTCAAAATAAATAATACGTTACTATAACGCATCATTAACTATTCAAATAGTTATTAACCTAAAACAATAGTTTACTTTTGTGAGCAAAGTTTTATAAATGGATTGGAAGTCTTTCTTTCCTTTGTCTCTATTCACCGGAAACCGTTCCGGCATCGCTCGCAACCCTGTAAATTCATATAACTATCAGTTTCTTGTTGACCGTCCCGCATGGCTCTCATTAACTAATAATCATCAGTACAGAGAAGCTGTTGCAGGAAACCCGGTATTATTCGGGTGCATTGATATTCTGGCTTCGGCAGCAGCTAATGGTAAGAAATACATTGTCGATCTTAAAGGCAAAGAGATACCCTGGGACTCAGGAAAGACAGGTGTTAAGAACGCTCAACGTCTTTTCGTTTACCGGCCTAATCCATTGCAATCAATCAAAGAATTTAATTATGAGCGGGCTTATATGTTCTTTACATTTGGTAATAATTATGTCTATCTGAACAATCCTTTAAAATCTTTTGATACCGACATAGTGAATGTGCAGACGATGTATAATTTACCGAGTGAATATGTCGAAGTAAAACAGACGGGGAAGATTTATGACCAAGTTGACCTGAAAGGGATTATTGAGAAATATTGTCTTACAAATTACAGTCCTGTCAGGGATTTTGAAGTCGATAAGATCATTCATTTCAACGATGTCAATACATCAAATATCGGCAATTCAATCATAGGTTCATCCCGTCTTGAAGTTCTGAAATATCCGATTACGAATACACAACTGGCATTCGAGGCAATGAACGTGATACTCAAGTCACGAGGTATGCAGGGGATCATCAAGGCAAATAATAAAGATGCTACCGGGACACAGATACCCATGAGCAAAGAAGCTAAAGATGAAATTGACAAAACCTTTAAAACTGAGTATGGCATTCTTGAAGATCAAAAACAATTCTGGATCAGTCATTTCGATATTGATTATATCAAAACAATAATGAACTCTTCAGAACTCGGTATCTATGATGAGTTCAGCAATAATGCAATGATAATCTCTAATTGTTTCGGTGTTCCCTCTGAACTTTATAAGACATATATGAAGGGAGCTACATTTGAGAATCAACTTCAGGCTGTTCGCAGACTTTATCAGGACACTATAATTCCAAGAGTAGAGAATGAAGATCAATATTACACTGAACGGCTTCACATGAGGGATTATGGTTTTGAACTTCGCACCGATTTCTCACATATACAGGCATTACAGGAAGCCCGAAAAGAGAAGGCAACAGCACTTAGTATGAACTCAAGGACAGCTGAGACAGCTTATAATAATAATGCAATTACATTGAACCAGTACCTTGAACTCCTTGACATGGAACCTATACCTGATGGTGATATTTATAAATTCGAGAGGGATAAGTTAACAAAACCCGAACCGATAGCACCGGTTCCTGATCCAGCATTAGATCCGGCATTAATAGATCAAAACATACAGCAATGAAAAAGAAACTGACAAAAGAGGATATTGAGAGACTGCGGAAACAGAAGCAGAAAAGAATCGATAATAAAGAACTGATTAAAAAATAAGGCAATGGAACATTATGGTAATATGGAATTTGCGACAAAGAAAGAACTGTTTAAGTTTCTCGCAGAGAATAAGGATAAATTAATTGCTCAGAGGAAAGCAGTCATTAAGAAAGAGGATTGTGGTGTCCTTCTCGTTCCTACTATTGTCATTGACCATAAAAAAACAAACAAAGCAGAAGCCGGAATAATTGATCCTGTCAATCTTAAATCTTTAAAAGTGGTTTGTATTATCAATACTACTAATTTTCTCGACTCTCACATGGACGTTCACCTGCCAGGATTGTGGAACAAAAGCCTTCAGGACAATAAAAATATCATGCACGTTCAGGAACATGACATGGAGTTTGATAAGATCATTGCCGATGGTGTTGATCTTAAAGCATATACAAAGCCTTTTAAATGGTCTGAACTTGGTTATTCTTATTCCGGGGAGACAGAAGCACTCGTTTTTGAATCCAATATACTTCGTAAGCGTAACGAGTTTATGATGAATCAATATGCTAACGGCTGGGTTAAAAATCATTCTGTCGGTATGTATTATGTAAAGACGGACATGGCTATCAATGATGAAGAGATGCCTAATTATTTTGAGGCATGGAAGAAATACTATCCTCAAATTGTCAACCCTGAATTAGCAGACGAAAGAGGGTATTTCTGGTACGTCCTTGAAGCTAAATGTGCCGAAGGATCAGCCGTACCAATAGGAAGCAATACAGCAACACCTACCCTTACAGTGGGTAAAAATATAAAGGATGGGAAGCCGCCTGAAGGCACTTCTGATCCTTCAGAGCCGGAGAAATCCACTCAGAAAATTGATTACAGTTATTTACGAAACAATTTAAAAACAATTTAAAAATTAATAACATGGCAAAAGAAAATGAAAAAACTGACAAGGAACTCTTGTTAGAAGAAATACAGGGACTTATCACCGATTCACAAAAAGATGGTGTGAAAAAAGCCGACCTGGATAAAAAGATCGAAGCAATTAATAAAACGATTGCTGACAAACTCGATAACGCCGAGATGAAGGCGCTCAAAGAAAACGTTGACAAACTTGTTGCTGCCGCCGCTGAGAACGCTGCTGCTATCAAAGCAATGGGCGAAGTCGCAAGCAAGAAAGAAGCTGACAAACCGAAGACACTTGCAGAAGCACTTGTTGATGCTTTCAAAGAAAGTGCTAAAGATGTGCCAAACCTGGTCACTGAAAAAACAGATAGTGAAGGCAATAAGAAATTGTCTATAAGGGATTATTTCCAGAAACTCGGCAATAAACAGACGCCTGAACTGGTTATTAAGGTCGGCGTTGATATGCTTGAAACTACTATTGTTCAGGCCAATGTTGCAACCACCAGACTTACAGACCTTGACCCTAACAGGGTCGGAACTCCGCTTGCTGTCTATCAGCACGTGACAGACTGGATGCCTATAAAGGGTATCACTAAGAAATACATGAGCATCCTGGTTGTTTATGATTATCAGGATTACGCAGGAACCAAGACTCAGGGCTCAGCATACGCTAAATCCAGTTTCTTATTCAAGACTGTTGAATTTGTAAGTGCAGTCATTGGAACTCTTTTCAGAGTATCTGATGAATCTCTGGATGATCTTCCCGAAGCAATGCAAGAAATTGCACTTGTGGCTCCTGATAAGATTAAGAATAACATCGACTATCAGATACTCGGTTCTGCCGGTAACGATACGACAACCATAAAGGGGTTGTATGCTTCAAGTAAGAAAACAGATTTTGCAAGTGGATCAACATATTCCGGTAAGGTTGCAAATGCCAACAAGGTTGATGTCATTTCATTTATGAAAGATCAGGCTGAGACGAGCAAGTATATCGCAGATACGATCATACTCAACCCGACTGATGTCAGACTGCTTGCAGCCGAAAAAGATCAGCTGGACAATAGCAAAGTTGACCGCAGAGTTGTTTTCGATGCTCTTGGCGAACCGGTTGCTGTTTGTGGAATGTTGATCAAAAGAAACGTTAATCAGACTGTCGATACAGTTACCGTTCTGGCACGTAATATGGTTCAGATAGGTGACCGTAAACAGATGACTCTTGAAGTTGGTTTCGATGGTTCTGATTTTTCAGAAGGCTATAAGACTATCCGCATAGGTGTCCGTCTGGCTTTCGCAGTTCGTGATCCTCTTGCAGTAATTTACTGTTCTGGTCTTGATGCTGCTGTCACAGCTATAAGTGTGTAATTTCATAATTCATTAAAATAACGATGATTATGAAAAGATTCATAGGAATTCTCATGCTGGCTGCACTTAGTGTGGCTGGCATGGCAACCGGCCCGACAAAATACGGAGTGATCCGTGAAGGGTATACAGCACTTTCTAAGCCGATGGCATTTACTGCAGCTGATTCATTGGTAGGTAATGGAGGATTTCACATTTTAACTTCTGACTCATTAGTGATTCTTATTACCAATAAGCAGAAATATCTTCAGTATCAGACTTTCACGACTACTCTCGGTTATGTATCAGTCGCACATGCTGTTACAATTACCGCTTATGGCAGGGTAACTTCTACTGACTCATGGCATCCGATAGGTTCGGCAGTGTCATGGACAAGCACTGCTAGCAATCCTGGAACTATTTCTGGTACAACGCCAACTAATTATAATTTCTTTCGTATCTCTTATGTTGCAAGTGGATCAACTCAATGCGTGAAAGTTTTAACGTTTGAGGTAAGGACATCCAATGCTTTTGAAGTACCTACCTCCGGAGGGACTGTGACACTTTCACGGCCTACTTCCGGGACTGTTACTTTAACGGCAAAAGATGATAATTCAAATGCAGCACTTACCGTCACACCTGGCGGAACAGGAGCATTAACTATTGGTAACGGTACAGGAACAGCAGCAATGAACTCCTCGGACTGGGATATATCCGCAACGGGAGCAATGACTGGCATCGGAGCTATCACTATGGATGGCAAATTAACTGCCGGTGCTGCTATTGATGCAGTGGGACCGATTAATCAGGCTATCACAGGGGGAACTGTCGTAACAAGTGCAGGGCTTCTTGGAGGGGGCGGAACAGCAACAAATGCAACACAAACTCTCGGATCAGCCGGGGGTAAAGCCTTCTCATATTACCTGAGCTCAACTTCTGCAACTGCCTCCCATGTATTGACTGGTTATTATATGAATGTCAATTATGGTGCAACCGGTGGTGCAACCGCTGCTCCAAGTGGAGACGTTATCCGGGGACGTGCCTATCTTATGGGTGATGCCTCTGGTACTTCAGCTCTGACCGGTGGTGCATTTTCAGTTGAACTTGAAGCCTATACAGCATCAAATACTGGACTAACTGCCGGGATGCGTGGTAATCTTGTTCTGCCAGCCGGTGTACTTACCAATGCCGGGACGTATTATGGTACTATGGCCGAGGTCTTTTTAGGTGGTGCGACAACAGATACAAGGGCTTATACAGAGATTGCTCCGCTTGGCATTGTTGTAGGTGGAACTGCGGCAACAGATGCAGCACAATTATCTAATATGGTTGCAATGGCAATCAGGGTTCCGGCTAATATGGTAACTTCTGATGGGACAATGGTAGTCACCGGAGCGACTGGTGCTGTTGCTGCTGGTCTTAAAATAAGTATTAACGGTACAAATTATTGGATCATGCTTGCAACACAGGATGAACCGTAAAGAATAAACTACATGAAAAGAATCCAACTGTTATTTGTTTTTTTAGTGTTTCTGCCTTTAATGGCCATATCACAGCAAAATAATGTGCAGAAGGCTAATGATGTGCAGAAAGAGGACTTGCAGAAAGTAAAAGATGCACTTGTAAATTCCGTTATCTATTGTCAGGAATTGGAGAAGCAAAATGCTAACCTTCAATCCATAATCAAAAGGGTAGCTGAAGATTTGAAGAAGGTGAACACTATTGAACAGTTGGATTCCTTGAAAGTAGCTTACGGAATTGAAGAAAAAAAGAAACCAGTTAAAAAATGATTTAATGGGAAGCATATCCAAAAGAACAGGAAAGCACTTTACCGGTAAGTTTGCAGAGACGGCTTTAAAAATCGGACTTGCAACTGAAGGTGAAAATCTTGAAGGAAATGAGCAGGAGGAAACTCCTGCCCTTCCTCCAAAGGTCGCTAAAGCCCCTAAAGGGAAAATTAAAAAACAAGCCCCTAAAAAGGTTGTTAAGAAAGTAAAAAAAGCTAAAAAGTAATGGCATTTATTGACAGTACATATTTCGTTGGTGAAATTGCGATCCCCCAGGCAGCAAATGATACGGCACTGGCTCAGGCTATCACTCAGTATGAGAAGGAAATCCTGATCAGCCTCCTCGGTTATAAACTCTATTCACTGCTTATCGCTGCTTGTCCGTCAGGTGTCCCTTCAGGTGTCTATGTCGACCTTGTTAATGGTGCTGAGTTCACTCATACTTTTAACGGTGAAGATGTTACCCTGAAATGGGAAGGACTGAAAAACTCTGTTTTACAATCCCTGATCGCTTATTATGTTTTTTATAAGTATGTCGAGCGTGATGTCACTCGTCTTTATGGTACGGGTATCAGCATGGCGACGGTGAAAGAGGGATGGGAACGGGTATCGCCGGCGGATAAACTTTGTGCTGTATGGGAACGTATGAGGACGCTTTACGGTAAAATACCTCCTGAATACAAACCGGTTTATACAAGGCCGGTAACGGGTAGTAACTTACCAAGTGTTTTTAATTCTGATCCTTCGGCTTATAACTTTCTTTTTGCTAACAAAACAGATTACCCGGACTGGATATTTACTCCTCTCTGGAACATTAACGTATTTGGAATTTAAAACTTAAAAATAAGAAAATGAATAATTACGATTCACAAGTTGATGAAGCTCTCGCACGGGGAGGATCATTTGATATTACAGGAACCAGTGCTGTTATAAATAAACAATTTATGGGCTTTCAGGCTTCTGACGGTGCTGTACTTGCTGTTATAAAAGGGATTCCTTTAAATAGCACTGCTTCAACGCTGGCATTAATAAGAACTGCTGAAGTTGATCTTGCAAGTTACTTTCTGACAACACTGACAGACCCATTATTTGCTAATGCACTTTACCGTGTTGATGGGTATATCATAACAAAAATACAACTGACATCAGGAAGCCTTCATTGTTATAAGACAAAGACCCAGATAAGCGCATGATAAGGATCACTATAAATAAAAAAAAATTTAAGGGCGTATATAGCTGGGATGACATCACTTTACAGAGATTTTGTGACCTTGCAGCAATCCCTATCCCGGAAGGTTATGAGGCATATATCCTTGCTGATGGCAATTTCAGTATTGAGCATATAGATCGATATATCGAGGATGTTTCAAAAATCACTGAGAAACAAATCAATGAAGATTTCCCGGTTTATTACCGGAAAGTCATCGGGTGTCTGACAGATATCCCGCTTCAGGTTATTGAATCAATGACTGCTGACCAGGTAAATGATACCTACGAGTATTATTTTAAGCCTTTTGTTATGTCGCTATTTTATTTCACTCCTGTTGTTCGTTTCATGGGGCAGATTACGACGTATGAACCTCCGAAGGTAAAGAGTATCAGGATAGGATCGCATCGCTTTAAACTGCCTGAGACTATCAATATTCAGGGTCAGGAAATAGCTCTCGCAAATGAGCCCGTTATTGTTCATGCTGACGCCATAGATATTTTCGGGGGAGCGGTAATGTCAAAAAATAATATTAATCAAATGGCATTATTTATGGCTATTTATTGCAGGAAAAAAGGAGAGAAGTATAATGACAGGGTTGCTAATGAGCGAAAAGATTTATTTATGAAATGCCCGATGTCAGTCGTTTGGAGTGTTTTTTTTTACACTCTCAGGCGAATAACAAACTCTATAACGATCATTCAATTATTTGGAAGTCTCCCAAAGCCGATCCGAGAGGTAAAGGATCAGGTCATACGTTACAAAAATTTGGTCGTTACGGTTTGATACTCGAATTATCTGACGGCGATATGCTTAAAGCGAAGGAATTAGAAAAGGTGAATTTATATGAGTTTTATAATTTTTTGGATTTCAAAAGAACGTGCGATCAAAGAGAGTAAGATAAAGTTGATAGATCATATTTTAAATTCACTTTGCAAATGTGAACTGACAGATAAAGGACGGGAATATTTAATAAGATTGAAAGATGACATTAGCGGCGTTAAAAGCAAAACTTCAAGTACTAACCGGAACAACAATCGGTCAGGTATTCTTTGACTGGCAGGCTTATCTTAATGATACCCGTGACAAAACCTATCCATGTGTTCTATGGATGCTTGACGGTGCTAAATTCACCGATGATTACCGGACTTCAACGATTCAGAAAGTAAAGATTTTCACCATTACAGTTTTTGCCATTGCTTATTATGAGTTGACAATGGATAAGATAACTGTATGGGACACGCTTGAAAGTCAGTTTAAAACCTATCTCAATGCTATGGATGCCACTGCCGGGATTCAGATAGTAAACATTGATAAGGTCAATGGTCAATATGCCGGCGAGGGACTTATAAGTGCCGATAAAGAGATAGGAATGATTTACCGTGACATACAGTTAAAATTATTTTGTGATACAGATCCAATTATAACTCCGACAAGTATTACAGTTGATAGTGATATAACGGTTGATAGTGAAATAACAGTTGATAATTAAAAAAATGACAATATGAAAAAGATTTTTATTTTAATTTTTCTTACAGTTTGCCTTTCAGGTTATGGGCAACTCAGTAAAGTGCCGATGGGTGTCGGAACAAAACTTAATGTGGCGTTTCCGATTATTAACCTTGCTATTGATCAGGTGAATGCCAATACAGCAGCAATCAGCCTGAAAACTCCAATAACTAATGCATCAATGCTCGGACTTACAAAACTAACATCATTGAAAGTAGGAAATACAAAGACAGGTTCGACAGTCGTGCAAATTGATTCAATAACTGTTAATGGTGGAAATATATATTTCTATAACGGTGCAACAATTCTTACAGCAGTTCCGGGAACAGGAAGTGCAAATTGGGGGTCAATATCAGGATCTATTGCAAATCAAATTGATCTTACAAATGCTTTAAATGCAAAGGCAAATACAAGTCATACGCAGGCGCAGTCAACCATAACTGCACTTTCAGATAGTCTACTGGCGAGATATACCAAGACACAGGCAAATACATTATTTAATTTAAAGGCAAACACTTCAGCATTATCAGGTTATGTTCCAACTTCCCGAACTGTCAATGGTCATGCACTTACTGGAAATGTTTCTGTTACGGCAGCAGATTTAAGTTTAGGGAATGTTACTAATGAGTCGAAGGCCACAATGTTTACAAATAGTGTTTTTACTGGAACACATACTATTCCTTCACCTTTCACTCTTGGAGCAACATCAGTGACAACTACCGGCGCACAATTTAACTATTCCAATACTCTTACAAGTAATATACAGACACAATTTAAAAGAATAACAACGGGATTTTATAATGTTCTTACTTATGGAGCAGATTCAACAGGAGGAGTGAGCAGTAGTTCTGCGATACAAAGTGCAATTAATACCGCTAAAAATATTAGTGCAAATTATGGTACGGGGGCAACTGTTTATATTCCTGCGGGAACTTATTTACTTTCTGTTCCTATGAAAATATATTCAAATGTAACAATAGAGGCAGCTCCTAATGCAAGATTTAATATTACGGGTGCACCTGGTTATGTTTGGACTGCTGATGATATAACAATGTATGCAAATATAAGAGGAGGATTTTGGTTTTTAGATGAAAATACAGATTTTTTTAAGGTTGTAATTCCGACAGGAAATTATATACAGTTTTGCGATTTTGAGAATATGGTGATTAAACAATGTAAAAATGTATTTGAAATAACATTAAGTGGAACGGGATGGTTTACGGGAGTTCATTTTACAAATATAAAAGCAGATGAATATGTTAAAATTTTAAAAGTAAGACCTATTACGGTTGGAGATAATTTTGGGGGTAATGTTTTTACTAATATTTCGTGTCAGTCATTTGATGGTACAAGAAGAACAGTGTCCGTTATTGATTCTTTAGGAGGATCATATAATATGTTTGTCAATTTAATGAACTGGGATTTTAATGCAGCAGTTTTAAAAAATTCCTATACAGTTAATTTAACTGCATCTTCACATGATAATTATATATGGGGTGGGGCATTGACTGTTGATACATTGGTGAATGATGGTGAGGATAATATGATATACTCAGACGGACAGGCAGTAAGTCATTTTAGCGATAGCTTATTATTGTATGGTAAGTATGGAGACAGGGCAATAATTAATAAGTTGACTATTGGTGCTCCTAATGCAGCCGGATCAACAGCAACACCAGCAGGAGATATAGGAATTAAACTGCGAAGTTATATGACAAATGTTAATACAAAAGGTTCTAATTATTCTGTTAGGATTGTAGGAAAGAACTCTGCGTCTGAAAATAGGGGTTCATTTATGTATTTACAAACTCATGGAATTGCAAATAATGAGAATGAAAGTGCTTATGTAGATGCCTTAAAACTTGATCCTTTAGGTAATGCAGATACTTATGGAGCGGTTAATTATGTTTTAGATAATAGTGCCGGAAGTAATGATACTTATACAGCAACCATTACAGGATTTGGATTTGTGACGGGAAAGGTAATCACATTTCATCCATTGACAGCGAATACTGACGGCTGTACTCTAAATATAAATGGAGGCGGTGCAAAGGCTATTGTCAATCAGGTAGGGTCAGGACTAACTACTAATGATATGGTGGCAATTGGCTTTTATCCTCTTTGCTGGAATGGAACAAACTGGACATTGATGACAAAATAAAATAATAGATGGAACAGGTAAAAAAGTAGTAAGATAATGATAGCAACTGATATAGAACGACTTGAACAAATACTTACTGAAATACTCCTAAACGAATGGGAAGTGCAGGGTCATTCTATGGGTGGCAAAGTTGTGAAGGATATGGAGTTTAAAAGTAAACAGGAAACGAATAAGATCATTCTTTCAGGGTTTACTTATCCCTATGGCAATATAATTGCAGCTGGTGTCAGACCTGAGAAGATTCCATATTCAGGACGATCGGGACGGGGCGGGACAAGTCTTTACATCCAGGCACTTCAGAATTATGCAAAGCAAAGAATGAATATCAGTGATGAAAAGAAAAGCCTGTCAATAGCTTTTGCAATAGCTGCAACACAAAAGGAGGAAGGTATGCCGACAATGAATAGTTATAGATTCAGCACATCAGGTAAACGTCTTGACTGGGTACAGGAGGCTTTTAAAAATAATGAAGATAAAATCACAGAAGCAATATCTGTCTTTGCATTTAATCAATTAAATGTAGAGTTTGATGTACTTCTGAATAAATGGCAGCAGGAAATTTTAAAAGATTAATGTTATGTCACTCACTTTAAACACAGTACCCGCAAGGATTGATTCATCAGGAACGTTTAACGTAACTACTTCTCTTGTTGAAGATTCAACTCATGTTAACCTTCGTGTCCGGGCAGATGTTTATTTTGAAGGAGTGATAAAAGCAACGGTTGAGCTTCCTAAAGGGTTATCCGATTTCGATTTATCTGGAATATTGAAGTCTTTGGTTGTCGGGATCAAATTAGCGAAAGACAGCGGAAGCCAGGTTATCTATGGTACAAAAGGATCAGAACTTATAACTTCATGGTCTGTAAATGATGGTACTTACACAACATTTACACATAGCGGGAATCAGATTACTTCGGCAATATGTACTGTAAATTCAAGTCTCATTTCAAATGCTATAAGCATGGTTCCGGGAGAGTTATATGTCTTATCGAGTTATGATTTCGTTAATACCGGAACACGTCCTTTAGCCTGGCTCAATGCAGGAGGTGCAAAAGAAGAACTTCTGTATGAGAATATCGCTATAATTATCATGCCGACGACAACTGCCAGCATAGCAATAAGACTTGGCGGTGTTACGAGTCAGAATTTCTCAGGGACATTTCATTTGTATAAGATCACTACAAATAGAATTACGACAGGAAACCCTTTAACTCCTTATTTTGTGAACTTTACCGAGGTTTATGAATCTGCAACAGGAGTAACCACGACAGGAGCAACGGCAAAATCATGTCTTTACAGGTTTGTCCCGGCCACAATAGTCCCTTTCTCTGATTATGTGTTGAGTGGAGCAACAAGTAAATTCTCAAATCTAACTCTCAGAAGCAGTTATACAAAGTTCTTTACCTATGTTCCAAAGGAATATTTTGTCTTATTTTTTACCGAGTATGCACACTTACAGGCATATTATAGCATTGACGGAGCAGGATTTCTTTCCGGGATAACAGATGATTGCCTCGAAGGCTGGGGGATGTTCATTATAAACATAGGTGAGCTGATGTCAACGGTAGTCAGCCTCTTGGAGATAACCGTTAATAGTCAGGGTGTTACTCCTGCAAGCATCGCTGAACATTTTTCAATTTATAAAGACAATTCACAGAATGATGATCGTGTCATCCTTGAATTTACAGGAACAACCGGAGGAAAAGAATATCTTGCTCTTGAAGGAAAGACAGATGTGAATTATGAGACTATGCGGGAATATTATAAAACCGTATCAGGAGTAAAAAAGCCTCTTGTATTCACTGGTTTTGCGACACATAAAATGGAGACTCTCTTTAAGGATATGGCAAACGCTGCTTATCTTAAAACTCTTTTACTCGCTACTGATGTTAAGAAACTCAATGCTTCTTATGTCGATATTGAGGCAACGGTAGTAACTACTGAAGTTAAGACGAATGAAGGACGGGCTTTATTTACTAATGCTATTGAAATTCAGTATGACGAATGAGCCTGAAAGTTTACATAGGAACCGATCTCTGTGATATTAATACTGAAAATATATCTTCGACTTTCAGTGTCGGTGATTTTAAGGATTTGGCATTAGGTAATCTCAATAAGAGTTTTACTATCAAATTGCCGATGACAAAAAAGAATAAAGCAATAGTAAAGAAATTCTTATTGACATCAGAGACAGACGAAATCACAGACCAGGGAAGGATATTTGTAAATGACTTATTACTTTTAGGAGGCAAGGTTCTCGTTCTGAATTACGATAGTTTTGAATTGGATATTTCCATTAGTGCCGATGATTGGGCTGATAGATTCACAAATTCCAAGTTACAGGATCTGGATTTATCGGCTTATGAATTCAATACAGCAAATGTTGAAGCAAGCTGGACGGCAGCAAATGCTTTTTATAGATACCCGATGATTTATTATGGTGAGCAATTTGTTCCTTTGAGTGGTCTTGTTGCTGAGGATTTCCTTCCGATGTTCAGACTATATGATATTCTGACAACAATGTTTGCTCCTTATACAATTTCGAGTACGTTTTTAAATAGTGCCTATTTCAAATCATTATATATACTTGGAAAAGAGCTACAAGCACCTTCGGCATTTTTACAAAAAAAAGGTTTGTCACTTATTCAGAGTGTCCCGGAAACGAAAGATGTTATAGTTCCCGCAGAAGATTCAAATGGCGATTATATAGAACATGCTGCATGGGTCTGGCAGGAGTCTCTTGATGAGGCTTCTGCATGGGCGAGTAATGCCTATACCGTACCAGAGACTGGTTCTTACAGGTTTTCGATAGCGTTATATACATCACTTGTTAAGTTAACAGGAGGGACGAGTATTGTCTGGGATCAGACACAGGTAAGAATTCAGGTTGTGTCCTCTATCAATGGAGTGATGGCAGAATATTTTGATGATTGTTCAACGGGGGAACATCTTGCTTCGATAACTCATTCACTTGATAGCTGGCATTTATGGTTAGTCAAAGATGAAGTAATTACTATTTATCTATGGATCGAAGCAATAGCACACAATACAGACACGTCAGATCACTCGTTTCGTTTTGGTTATGCTGATGCCGGAACTACTTTAGACCTCATGTGGTCAAATAAGAATTTAGTTTTTGGTGAAGGTGGGATGGTATTTCCAAGTTTATGGATGCCCGATATAAAACAGATTGATTTTATAAAGGCAATAAAAGAGATATTTAATTTAAGATTTTTTGTTGACAGAAATAAACACGTTATTTATACAGAACCCGTTGATACGTTTTTCACCGATAATGTTGTTGACCTCACTTCTTATCAAATTTTTGATCCGGAACCTGAGATTGCAGAACTTAGTCCTGAATATACCAAGTACATAAATTTGAAGTGGATCGAAGATACTGATGATCTGGCTATTAAAGATTATAGACTTCAGAATACAAATATTTACGATAAAAATATAACTCTCTTGAGTGAATATGCGAAAGCTGGATTTACAGACATGATAAGTTCTCTATTTGCCTATACTCCACTTATGATTCCGTACTTTTTTATCGGTAACGCTATCGGATGGACACTCCCTACAATTTGGGGTGCAAAAGTTAGTATTATACCTTCAAGTTTACCTGAGTATAGCTGTCCGAGAGTCAGAAATCCAAGTAACTGGAAATCTCGAATATTCAAATGGGAAGGTATGACGGCGAATCCAGGTGTTAACTGGCAGTACGGAGCAGTTACTAAAACGACATACCCGAAAGTATCTCAGTTAGACTGGGACGATATTTATAACTCGTATTGGCAGAAGACTATTCATTGGATCGATAAGGGCAAACTTGCTACGATCTATATAAGATTGCCTCAGTCACTTTTGAACCAGTTAATGACAGTTGTTAATGACAGTGCAACAGAAGGATTCAGAGCAAAATATAAGTTTACTATAAAAGGTGAGACGGCTTATGGCATTTTAAATAATATTGAGACAGACGGTATAAAAGCTAAATGTGAATTTTTGATTAGGAAATAACTTAAATTTTATAACATGAAAACAATCGACATTTTAGTAGTAATTGCATTCGGGCTTCTTGCAGTAGTAGTAATCGTTTGGAACGGTGTGAAGCATTATAGGTCACGCAAAGCAAAGAATGTTTCCGGTGAAGATTACATCAGGGATCATAATAACGCAAAATAATTTATAATGGCTGACGAAAAAACATTATCGTTTAATATTGTCATTGATGGTGTTTCCAATGAGAACGTGGAACTTCAGAAATTAAATATTCAATTCCAGAATCTCAACAAAGAATTTAAGGATTTACAGAAGACCATTAAACAGCAGGGCGGTATCGGTTCTAATGAGCAGTTGCATCAACTCGCTGCGCTTAGGACTGAGATGGATAAGAATAAAGATTCAACGGCTTATCTTGTGAAGGTTGTAAATTCTGCACCGGATTCACTCAACAGGATGAGAGCTGAACTGATTAAGTTGAAAGATAGTTATGCTAATGCTTCGGCTGCTGCGAGAGAAAAAATGGCTCCTGCAATCTTAGAATTAAATAAGAAGATAAGTAATTCAGAACAGGCAATAGGAGTTCATCAGAGGAATGTTGGTAATTATCCACAATTATTCAGCATGATCCCTGGCCCTGTAGGTCAAGCTGCGAATGCAATAGGAGGTTTTTCAACTAAACTTGCTATGATTGGCCCGGTTGGTGCTGTTATTGCTGCTGGAATTGCTGCAATATCTGCTCCGGTAATAGGATTTTTGAAATGGACTCAGGAAGGAATGGATTTACTTGCTGTTAAAACTTCTGAGTTTACTGCTTCAATCCGTGTTCTTAAAGGTGAATTGGCAAATTTAGGGAAGAATGAAATTGCAGAAGCAAATAAACCCGGAGGTATTTTATCTTTTTTTGGATCAGTATGGGATATCTATAAAAAAGTTGAACTGGGAGGAACGAAAATCTTTGCTCCTGAAATTGGGAAGAAGATTGAAGATACTGCAAATAAAATGAAAGATGCTGCTGCTGCTGCTAAAGTTTATACTGAAAAAATACATGAAATTGAACAAGCAGAAATTAAAGAAATTGTACCACGTGCAAAAGCTACTGAAGGAATACGTGCGGCCAGACTTGCTTATCAGGAAGGAAATGGAACGATTACAGAACGTTTAGAATTGTTTGATAAAGCTTTGATTGCAGAGAATAAAATAACTGATCAAGAAATAAAAAATGCAACTGATAGAGCTAATGCAATATATAATTATAATATTGAAAAAGCTAAAACCATACCACTTACAAGGGCAGAACAAAGAGTTGAAGAAGAAGCATTTGCAAAAGTGTTTGAATTACAATCTGCAAGCGAAGCACGTTTGATTCGTTTTTCCGGACTTCGTAAAAAACTTCAAAAAGAGGATGAAAAAGCAAATGAAGCTTTGTTAAAGAAAGATGTATATCTTAAAGAAGGTACGGCAGAATGGGACAAAGCTGTTGATGCAATAGTAAAGAATATTGTCGAGACCCAGGCATGGATCGATCTTCCTATTGAAGAAAAACTTAAGACTATTGCACAGGCAAGGGATATTATGACGGAAGTCACAAGAACACCGGAAGGATATGGTAAGGTAAGCACTGCGGAGGCACAATCTGGGCAAGCAGAACAGGAAGCACAAGAGGCGGCGACGCAAAAAAGAGAAGATGACTGGGCAGCAGAGATGGATCTGGCTACTGAGAATTTTAGAAAAAATAAAGAAGCACAAACAGCAATAGCGAAAAAAGAAACAGATAAGCAGGATGCCATTGATAAGAAGCATAAACAAGATGTAATAGCTGGGCAGAATGAAGTATTGCAGTCATTTCAGAATCTCTGTAATGGTATTCTTGCAGCAAAATCAGCTAATCTTAATGCCCAGATGGAGAAGGAATTATCAAAAGAAGGGCTCACACAGGCACAGCAACTTGCTATAAGAAAGAAATATGCAAAGGAACAGCAAAGATTAGCAATAATTGATGCAATTATTAATACTGCACAGGGAGTAGTGAGAGCCTTTAAAGATTATGCGTTCCCTTATTCTTTGATAATAGCCGCTTTAGTAGCTGCTCTTGGTGGTGTAGAAATAGCAAGTATTGCATCTCAGAAGTTAGCGAAAAGTGGTAAGATAGCCGGAGGTACGCAAGTTGCGCCTGATCGGAATGGAGATAATACACTTGTCCTTGCTAAACAGGGAGAAGTGATTCTTAATGAAAGACATCAGGCAATGCTTGGAGGGTCAAGGACTTTTAAGAGAATCGGGGTTCCGGGATTTGCAGAAAGTGGTATCGTCGGCGGTGACGTAAATCCTGAGATCAATGCTTCAATGAATTATGAAGATATGATTAATGCTATGGCAGCGAGTATGAGTGAGATAAGGGTTAATATGTATCTTTCTGATTTGCATAAAGCAGAAAATGAATTAACAGTCACACAACAGAGATCGGCTATATGATTGATAAAATATGGATATAAAAGATAAGATAGCAAAATTATTGAATGATGAATATCATATTCCAGAAGAGGTCACTATTGAATTATTTAAACGAAGGATATTATTTGAGCCATACATACGAAATTTTCTTGTACGGGAAGAATATTTTAAAGGTATTAAACCAAAAATGAGAAATCATTTAAAATCTAAACTCGCTGACGAATTTTGTTTATCGTTTAAATGTATCGAAAAGATTGTTTTACAATAAGGCATTAATATATCAAATATCGTACCAATAACCTTAAAAAATACCTAAAAGATTTACCAATTTTGTCTTTTTGTTTAGTATATTTTTGTAGGGATAGGGGTTTTAACCGTATCCTCCCCAGTGTCTGATTAAATCGAGACAAAAACAAAGGACAAACAGGATTGAAGGTTCGTTTAAGATAACAAAATCCGAGCAATGATTATAACTTATCAACTCGGTCGGTGATAATAAAATGACTTCAAAAACGACCTTTACCGATAAGGATGCCTTCTACCTGAGTGTTTTAAAAAGCAAAAGGTGATTATTAAGAAATATCACCGATAAAAGTTACTATGAAAATACCTAAAAAGTGTAGGCATTTTGCAATATTATAAGGTTTAAATTTGTATCAAATAATAAATTAAAAAACGATGAAACAAATAATTAAATACGGCAGTTGGGTTGTGGGAATACTATTGCTCGTAGCTTTTATATTCCCTCATTTATTCTTTCCTGCCGGAGTTATCGTTGGAACGCTCGGAATTTTCACTCAGGTTTGCGCAAAAAACGTATCGGGGGCTTCAGTGATTTATATCTCTGATAAAACATTAGCAACGGGATTCACAATTTCTACTACTCCGTTCGAAATCACAGCAATCGCAGGTACAACTCCATTCCATCGAGTTGATACAATTCAGGATTCGGTTGAATGGAACGAGGAAGGATCACGGGTAGGTCTTAATAACTGGATGATCAAAAATACGGTCAATTTTGATATTATGGCTCCGAATAAGACTACAAATGTATTTCTTCAGGCTCTTCTGGATGACTCTCCATGTGGACTTTATGCCATTATTCTTGATGGTAATGGTGTGGCTTGGGTTATTGGAGTCAATTCTATTGATGGAGGTAACCGTCCGTTAAGACTTGGAAAACAATCTCACAAGACAGGAAAAGGACTCTCGGTTGCTGAAGGTAATATTATCCAGATTTCAATGGAAAATGATTGTAGTGGATTAGCAATTCCACTCGATGCTACATTAACAGCAATGGTGGTCGCAGGAGCAGGATCAATACTTAAAGTAACGTAATTATGGCAGCACTAAAAGTAAGAAAAGAATGTCTGGAATCGACTGTATTTTACAATTATCTTAATTCCAGTAAAAGTGTGAAACTGTCAGAAGCCACACATGAGCAGCTTGTTATTCTCAAAGATTTGGGAGTAGATGTTTTTGAGAAGACTGAGAAAGAGAAATAATATTCTTTGAATTATGATACTAAGAGGGGACGGGAAAAGAACAAAGCCCTTCCCCTTTTTAATTATAAAGATATGGGGTACAATTTTTTACAAGGAGCAGACGGAAATAAAAGTAATAGTCGGATGATTGCTGATTTAATGATAATCTGTGCGATTGTCATGGTATTTTTATTTATAGCAATAGGAGTTTTTAAACCAGATATTGATTTAATGAAGATTGCAACAGCCATAGGTGTTCTCTTTGGTTCTGTGGCTGGTACTGCAATGACATTCCTGTTTTTTCAGAAAAAAGAAGAGGGTAAACAAGTCAAAGATGAACTTGAAGTAAAAAAACAATAAAAGTTAAGATTATGCCGCATATAGGATTAAATATAGGAATTGATTCTTCTGGTGGTATCAACTGGGCTTCGTACTGGACTCCATCAAATCCATTGCCAGATGAAATAGCAGCATGGATATCAGATCAGACTATTTCAAACGGTGGAAAAGTCTCTGAATTACTTGGTGATTCCGTTAATAAAGTAAGGGCAAGGAACTCTGATGCAGCAACTCAGCCGGAATTAATTACTTCTTATGCCAATGGTCAACCTGCGTTGAAATTCAATATAACATCAGAACATCACTTGGACTTTGGAAATATTACACTTACTAACTTTTCGATTCATATAGTCTTTAAGCAGATTGATGATCTTAATACCTATCAGGAGTTACTTTCAGGACAAGCAGATGGAACATTAAAAGGTGAGGTTTATACTAATGGATCAACAGCAGTTGGTGTTGGTGTGAAGGATAATGTTGGCAATAAAGTACGTCTCTCCAAGATCAAGTCAAGGAAACTTCATGTTGCTACACTTCAAAACGATAAGATTTATATTGACGGTTTAGAAATTGAAGATTATCAAACTGCTGATACATTAACAGGATTGATTCTCTCAAGAATTGGTACAAGGACTGATGGAAGTGTCGATACGCTATTCTGGAATGGATTTTTGCTTGAGTGTCGGATATGTTCATCAAAGAATGATTATGCAACCATTATGGGATGGCATGAATACGCTATCAACCGTTATGGGATTAAAACTCCTACGTTTACAGGTGTTGTTAATGCCAAGCATATTGGTTATGAATGTGGTGTATATAGATTTGGATGGAGTGCCACTCAGGTATTTTTCAGTTCCGATTCTGGAGCAAACTGGACAACAGTGGCTGATGCGACAGCAGATCAGATAGAGAGTTCATATATTTTCGATAATGGCAATTTGTTTTTTACAAAGAGGAATCATTTATATGGCAGTACAGATGGATTAATTAATATAAATGAAATAGTTCCGACATTAAATGGAAGTCCTTATTTACATCATACCCCGACTGATCCTGCGTATCCGGGTAGTTATTATTTCTCATGGGATTTTATTCATAAAGAATATATCGGTGGTTCAGAATTAGCCGTATGGGGAAATTATGCCCACGCCTTATGGGCTTGGGGTGCAGCACCTATCAATATATATTCATGCGATAATTTATTAAATGCAAAAGTGATTTATCAATTTGGTCAGAGTTTAAATCATAGAGATGATGGGACAGCATTAGGGGGAGTTACAGGAACAATACTTGGTGATGCTACTAATCCCTTGCTTTGCGATCATATACACGATGTAGCTTATGATAAGGTTAATGATTATATCTATGTAGGATGTGGTGATAGTGATAATAAATGCCCTACAATAAGAGGCAAATTATCTGGGGGTACGTGGACTTGGACGACTGTTTGGAATGGTTTACATACTACGAGATGGTGGGGTGCAGGATTAAAAATAATTGATGGTATTGTTTACTGGGGATCGGAATATGGTTTACTTGCAGATAAAGGAATTTATAGATGTAAAATTGAAGATTATACAGATATAGAAAAACATGAAGCATTAATTGATAAAACAAATTGGGGTACTGACGGGGAGACTTATGATGTTTATTTACACTCTTTGGATGGTGTGGGTTTGGTTTCTTTCTCTGATAAGATTCATATAACACAAAATGGTTTTAAAGATTATGTTCAAATAGTAATTCCCGCAGGGCCAGCAACTCCTTCATGGTACGCAAGACTAAGAGAAGTAACTGCAAATGTCTTTGCAGTAGAGGCTATTCCGCTTGGATTATTTACACAACAGACTATTTACCTGACAGTCATTCCTGAAGGAACGGTAGTATTACCAAATGGTAAACCATCAGCATTGACAGTAACAAATTTAACTTGTAACTCACAAAGGATTGATTTTACAATCGGAGCAACTAATCAAACAGGACATATCATTGAAAATTCCCTCGACGGAGTTACATTTACAGAACATGGTAGGGTATCAGGTGCAACGGCAACATATACGGCAACAGGATTACTTCCAAATACTCTTTATTACTGGCGTTGTTGTGCTTATAATGGATTGAGAAATTCTAATTATTCAAATGTTGATAGTGACACAACGGCAAATCTTCCTGCATCAATATTGGATGGTCATACGAAAGCATTATACGACTATGCTTTACTATCAACAATAACAACTGTTTCAGGTAAGGTTACAAGTTGGAGAGATCTTCTTGCATCAGGTAATGATTTAATTCACAGATTTGGATTTCAAGATCTTCTTTGGACTTCCGATGGGATATTATCAAATGGGATAGATGAATCAATACAAGGAATTTTTGCATGGAATCAACCTGCTTTTATTATTGCTGTTATGAAACAGGTTACATGGACAGCTGACGGAAGGGGTTTATTTGATGGTGCAGCAGCATATTGTGGCATTCAACAGTTAACGGCAACTCCAACAATTTGCCCTTATAGTGGAGGTACATACCCTGCTTGTAATGATTTAGCAGTCAACACTTGGGCTATCATTAGGATTTTATTTAATGGGGCATCGAGTAAATTGATTATAAATAATAATGCTCCCATTACATTTAATGGAGCGGGTAATCCCGGAGGGTTAATTATTGGTTCTGGTCGTGCTTTAAATTCTTGGTCAAATAGTAAATATAAAGAGATAATACTAAAAGATATTGCACCATCAGGAGCACAAGAAATTGAGATATATAATTATTTGGCAGTGAAATATGGATTTGCAACAATTTAAGAAAAATGATTAAAACGCCACAGAAACGAATAGAATACAGTTTAAGTATGATACAGAACAGGTACTATAAATAAAAAGTATGACAGAGAAAAAAGGGATAACAAAGATTCTTGAAGTCATTAAGGCTTACAGTGGTTATTTCTTTGCCGTGGTCTCTGTCATTACTTTTGTTTATGCCATAGGCGTTAAGTCGGAACGTAAAGATAATAGCAACATGACCATAGTATCCGATATTCGTGTCATAAAAGATTCTATTGTCAGCATATCTGGTCAGATAAAACCTATTAAAGATGAATTACTCGTTCTCAGTGACAGACAATTAGAGGCAAAGAACGCTTATAACTCGTTGCGGTTAGTTGTATTGGATATGGCAAGTAAAGCACCCGGCATGACAATAGAACAATTCAAACAATATATGGAGAATACACCTATTTTAAAAAAAAATTCAATGTTAAATCAATTAGTACCATACAAAGAGGAGATACCTTACAGTTTAAAATCCGAGTAACACCTATAAGAAAATGATACTACTTACATTTAATTTAATAGAAGTTTTTACAATAATTATTCTTGCAATAATTTGTTTAGGTTTAGTTGCATTAGCATTGATTTTATATAGATTATTTATTTCTCTTCTTTTAAATACAGAGGCACATAAAAAAGAAGGTTTAAATGGTTTTAATATACGAATAACGGCTCCTTATCATGCGGCTATTGACAGGATTCTTCTTGAATTAAAATATGAACTTAACGTAGCAGATGTATTCATTGGGCGTTTTCATAACGGAGGAAATTTTGCAAATGGTACGAAGATGGAGAAGTTTTCTATCACATACGGCAAGGCTTCTCCAAACATAAAGGTACTTCAGCCAAGGTTTTACGATATATTTTGTTCTCATTGGCCGGTTGTAATGGATTATCTTATTACTTTTGATAATTATGTCTGTAATGATTTTAAGGATTGTGCCGATGCCAACTTTGTGAAGGATATGCAAGAAGCAGGTTTTCAATCTATTTATTTTTATCTTATTTGTCAGAATGATGCTGCAAGAACACCGGAGGGATTTCTTGGAGTGTGCTTTTCAGATTCGAGATTTCTTGAGGAAGAGGTAAAAGATAGAATAAAGGGAGATATTCCAAGATTATTATCATTAATGAATCTTATACCTTTTAAGAAGAAAGAAAAATTGATATGAAATCAGTTATTTCGAGGCGATACAGACCAAATTCCACAACCGGGAAGTGGATTACTTTCGATCAGGATAATAAGATATTGGAACTTGTCACTATTGAATTACCAGACAGGAATAATCAAAAGAATTTCTCCTGCATACCTGCCGGAACTTACACAATTAAGAAAATTATCTCTCCGACAAAAGGCAAATGCTTCCTTGTTGAGAATGTTCCGGAACGGGATGCTATCGAAATTCATATAGGAAATTACACAAAGGATACTCATGGATGTATTCTTCCAGGAATGTATCTATTTGACTTAAATAATGACGGTGAAATGGATGTTGCCGAAAGCGGACGTGCTTTGACTAAATTACTTGATACTTTACCCGATGTTTCTACACTAATTATAATATGAAATTATCAGAAATTTATAAACTATATTCAGCATTAAAAAATATCTGGCAATTTATTTGTGAATATTGGATTTATGGAGCATTGATTATTGTTATTTTTGTTTCACTATACTTAGCATTTACACTATGAGAAAATTTTTTAATGAAAAATTGAGCGTGACATGGTTCACGTTTGCACTTTTGAATCTGTTTTTTTGGTCAGGGATATTAGTTACAATAAGTCCATTTAAAGTCTTTGGCTGGTTCGCTTTACTTTATGTTATTTGGGCTGGTCTTTGGATTTGGTTCGCTGATAAACCTAAGAAAATATGAAACCGAAAGACATTTTTCAATTTATTCTTGGCGGAATAATAGTTATTGGATTTTTTCTTTTACTATATTTCTTAATTTTTTTAGAAATACCAGAAAAAAACAGTGCTTTACTTAACTTAATTATTGGCGCATTAATTGGTTCATTTGTAACCATTGTTGGTTATTTTTACGGAAGTAGTTCTGGCAGTGCTAAAAAAGACGAGACAATAGCAGCTCAATCCAAAGAATTAAATAAACCTAATGGACAAGGCGGTTAAATATATCGTCCTCGCTGCCATTGTTCTATTACTCGCCGGTGCTTTTATCGGAGGCTGCTCGTGGCATAAAAAATATCGGCCATGTCCTGAAGTGTTTACTCATACGGTAATTTTGCACGACACGGTAATTCATCACATCAAAGATACGGTTCCTTATTATATTGTCAGGCGGGATTCAATAGTTTACCGGGATACTGTCTTTCAGGATATTGATACGGCTGCGATATTAAGAAATTTCTATGCGCTGCATTATTATACCCGCACATGGGAGGATTCTTTATTGTTTGCAAAGAGTGAAGATGCTATCTCGCAGAATGAATTTGTTGATAATAAGTTCAGTTACAAAATATTACGGCCTCAAAGTATCACTTACACGACAGTTGATAATAGTATTTCTTACTCAAAATATCTCTATGCCGGTGTAAGTATTCCTATTAAAGACATCAAATATGCTGATTTAAGCCTTTCCTATGCGTTCAGACGAGGTTTCGTCGGTGTAGGGTATTCCCCTATGCAAAACGGCTTTTCGTTGAAGACGGGGCTTACAATCATTAAAATAAGGTAGTTTTTCATAGTAGTTAGAGGTTTGCCCCGGCTCAAAAGGTCGGGGTTTTTTATTAAAAAATCTTCAAAAACTGACATTTATCATGTTTTTTGTTTAAATTGTAGTCTATATTTGCTGCATGGTTTTACTTCAATACAGGCAAAAAACGATTGAAATGAATGACAATAATGAATCAGAAGTCAGGAATCTGCTTGTTTCAACATTACCGCCGGACGAAGTTATCACTATACTGGATGAGGATTTGGAGATTATTGAAATATTAAGATTAAATGAGTTATTTAACTATAAACATTAAAACTCAAGCCTATGCCAATCAGGAGAAGGAATTGAGAGGAGAATTGATAAAAGCATTTAATTGGATTACAAGAAAAGATAGTCCTTATGCAATTATTTGTGGCGATGAAATGCCATTTGCCACAATAGACGAAGATTTTACAGTTGAAGAAATGGTTGATGAATACTTAAATCCCGCTAAGTGAAACCTGAGTCAAAATTCCATTGTCCGATTTGCAATAAGAAATATTTCACAAGAGAACAAACTATGACCTGCGCCGATGCAGACATAAAAGAGTCATTGGCTAAAAACAGGAAATTAGTACCGATTCAAAAATAATGCAAAACATGACAAAAGTCATATAATCTTAACTTTTAGTTACATATCTTCGCCTTAATTTAAACCCTGATAATTATGGAAAATATACTTGATGAACAACAGGCACTCATTGTTGAATCAACGATGATGCCGATAAAGAAAGCAATGAACCCTGGTGAAGGAACGGAGCCGAATGAACAATGTAAGAATTGTTGCGATAAATGTGACGGTTGTGAGTTTTGAATGCTTATAATTGGAGGTTGTATGAACTGGTATAAGGACGAAATAGAACATCACAGGAAAGTCGTTGAGGCTTTTAAGGCTATCACAGACCCTGACACTATCAAAGCAGTCCGGGAGGCAAATGAACAGATCAGGAATAGACGCTGCGACAAATGCGGACTGCAGTTCAACAATAATGGTTATGACGAATGTAATTGTAAATAAATAAAACTATGAAAGCGATCATTAATGAAGTTGTGTTCAAAAAAGAGTTTGACAGTAAATTTGGTAAGATGTATTCCTTCCAGGTCAAGTATGATGATCAGGTTGCAATCTATACATCAAAATACAAAGATCAAAAGAAATTTATTCCCGGCGAAGAAGCAGAGTTTACAGAGGAAACGAAAACCTATCAGGATAAGCAAGGCAATCCAAAAGAATATATTATCATTAAGCCGTTGATTCAAAACCGGCAATCAAATTTCGGCAAGTTCTTGAATAAAGAGAAAGCCCGTTATTCTGCTATGGCTGTCAGTTATGCAAAAGATTTGGTCTGTAACGGCAGGATCCCGAAAGAGGAACTTAACGATCAAGCCTGGATTCTATTCGAGTTGATGAATGAAATGGACAAAACTCTCGAATCATGATTACAATAAATTGTGAACAGCAATCAGAGGCTTGGTTTGCTTCACGTTGCGGAAGAGTTACCGGAACCAGGTTTAAATCTTTAGTCACAAAGGAAACGACTGATGCCTATAAAGACCTGGTTACTAATATCACCTGTGAGATGATTACCGGCAAAATGGAAGAAACTTATTCCAATGCTATTATGGAATATGGTCTGGAAACAGAACCATTGGCAAGGAAAGAATATGAGAATCTTTTTGAACTCGAAGTTAAAACAGTTGGTTTTATTATTCCTGATGAAGATAATAAATTTCATGAGTGGATTGGTATTTCACCTGATGGACTATTACCAGAAGAAGGAATCCTTGAAATCAAATGTCCTCTGATGCGAACACATCTTGAATATATCGAAGCAAACAAACTTCCGGCAGAATATCGCTATCAGGTACAAGGTCAATTATTCGTTACCGGATTCAAATATTGCGACTTTATGTCATTCGTTCCGGGTATGAAAGCGTTTATCATCAGAGTTTATCCTGACCTTGAACTATTTGCAGAATTTGAAAAAAGAATTGATTTATTAATTCAACAGGTAAACGAGAAACTTGAAATCTATAATCAATACAATCATAATGAATAAAGCAATTTTGTATGGTAACTGTGGGAATGATCCTAAAGTTACAAACCTGAAATCAGGAAAGAAAGTAGCAAAATTCTCTTTAGCTACTAATAAGAGTTATACTAAAGACGGAGAGAAAATCACTGAGACAGCATGGCATAATATTGTATTTTGGGGCAAACTTGCCGAACTTGCAGAGAAATATGTAAAGAAAGGTAATTCTCTAATTGTCGAAGGCGAGATCATTTACCGGAGTTATGAAAATAAAAACGGCGAGACAGTTTACATTACTGAGATCATTGGTAATAATCTTCACTTTGTAGGTAGCAAGAAAGAAGATGAAAAACCAAAGAAAACGGGAGATGTCGAAGCAGATATTCGTTCTGGGGCTTATGGAGAAATAGCAGAAAACGATCCTTCATATATTCCTGAATGAAAATAAATTTGTTTAAATGATAATTGTTTTATATCTTTGGAATCGGATAGCCAGGTTTGATCACCTGACGAAAGGGAAACCAGAACTCCTTTCCGATTCTTTTTGTTCTGGATTATAAAATAAACTGGTAATATGAAAGATATATTTAAAGGTGTTAATCATCACTGTTTTAAACATGGACATGAATTGAATGGTAAAAAATCCAAAGTTTATAATGTTTGGGATGCTATGATTCAGCGAACAACTAATCCAAATAATACTGCTTATAAAAATTATGGAGGTAGGGGGATATTGGTTTGTAATGAATGGTTGGAATCATCGGTTTTTATTGAATGGGCTTTGAATAATGGTTATAAAGAGGGATTAGAAATTAATCGCATTGATAATAATGGAAATTATAATCCAGATAATTGTAATTTTGTGGATCATTTTATAAATAACCAAAATAAACGAAATAAAGAGGATTTTGGAATTGATCTATGGCACGGTTATTATAGAATTAGAATAACCAGATATAAGGCAACTATTTGCAAATACGCAAAAGATTTAAAAACAGCAAGGAAAATTAAACAAGATATTTTAAATATATATGAAGATATGTGAAATAACTAATCCCAGGAATGTAGGATTTCATCGAAAGTTCTTTGCACTTCTTAATGTAGGTCATGAGAACACAAAACTAAAGATGCCTTTTGAAACTTACCGGCACTATGTTATTATGAAAGCAGGATATTTCAAAACATATCAAACACCGAAAGGTATATTTTATGAAGCAGAAAGCATCAGTTTTGCAAGTAAAAGCCAGGATCAATTTGAGGAAATTTACAGCCGATGCCTTGATATTGTGATTGAAGATATTGGGATTACTTCTGCTGAGGTAGAAAAGCAACTAATCAATTTTATGTAATGCAACCACACGTTAAAGTCTATATGAAGTATTTCGATTATAAATCGGATGAATTTATCCCTTGTGAATGTTGCGGTAGGAAAGCCAACGACATACATCATATAGACGGTAGGGGGAAAGGTAAGGATGTTATTGAAAACCTGATGTGTTTATGTATTAAAAAATGTCATCCGAGGGCGCACGGGGCTAAAAACTATGTCAGCAAAGATGAATTTCAGCTAATTCATAATAATTTTTTAATGGGTAATAGAAAACAATTCTTAAAATGAGTGAAAATAAATCTTTCGGCTTTTATTGTGATCATTTTCAGAATTATAAAGTTTATCAGATCCCAAAGGCTCAATTAATAATTGCTGATATTCCTTTTAATATTGGGAAAGATGCTTATGGTTCTAATCCTGCATGGTATATCGGAGGTGATAATAAAAATGGTGAAAGTGAATTAGCCAAGACAGAATTCTTTAGTACCGATATAGATTTCAGACCTGCTGAATTTCTTCATTTCTGTTCTCAAATGTTAAGGAAAGAAGGAAAAGAAAGAAATGATGCACCTTGTATGATTATATTTTGCGAATTTGAACAGCAATTTTATTTGATAAATAAGGCTAAGGAATATGGATTAAACAATTATATTAATCTTGTATTCAGAAAAAACTTTTCTGCTCAGGTACTTAAAGCGAATATGCGAGTAGTAGGAAATTGTGAATATGGTTTAATACTTTTTAGAGACAAATTACCTAAATTTAACAATAAAGGCAAAATGGTATTTAATTGCTTTGATGTCGAAAGAGATACCGTTACAACTAAAATTCATCCTACTCAAAAATCAGTACCATTATTAAAACAATTAATAGAGATTTTCTCTGATAAAGGTGACGTTATAATTGACCCTGTTGCCGGTAGTGGTTCAACATTGGTTGCCGCCATTGAATTGGACAGGAAGGCTTATGGTTTTGAATTTAAGAAAAACTTTTATAAAGACGCACTTAAATTAATAGAGGAAACTGAATTAAAGAAAAATGAAATGGAAAAATTTGGTTACGCTAAAAGTTTAATAAGTAAACAAAATCCTATTTTATTTTAACTGTTGATAAATATTTCATCAAAGACTTGACAAATGATAATTAATTACTATATTGCACCCCTGTATTAAAATGATGCTACGATGAGATCAGAATTTATTTATTGTAGAATAGCCAGCTTCTGGCAACGAATCCCGAAAAGGTTACGGAGTAGCATCTGCCTTGACGGGTTTTTTGTTGGGGCTGGCTTTTTTTCTAAACTTAAAACTTTAAATTATGACACTGAAAGACAAAAAAATTATTGAAGATGGAGAAACCAAAGGTATCCCTATTTTCGTCCTGACTGCGAAAGATCAAATTTCGCTTAGTATTCTTGATTATTACCGGGCATTATGCAGATCAGAAGAATGTCCTCAGACTCATATTTCGGAAATTGGTGAGAGGATTGATGAGTTCAAAAAATGGCAGAAGAACAATCCTGATAAAGTAAAACTTCCTGATTGATAATAAGAGATAATTTTCCGATAATTATTTTAACTTAAATTTGCTTATCTGGAATAATAGTTATATATTTGCACTGTGATTAATTTATGTAGCATGAAAATCAAGAATTATAAATAACAATATAGGCTCCTTCTCCGGGAACTTCATTCATGCGAATTAAGTTAATCACACACCGGAGTTAGGGGCTTTAAATTTTGTGTGATTATGAGTAAAAGATTTATTGACACGGGTTTTTTGGATCAAAAATGGATAAGAAAATTATCTCCGGAAAGGAAGATATTTCTTATTTATTTGATGTTAAAATGTGATAATGGCGGAATCATTGATCTGGATTTGGAAGATGCAAATTTTTGGATTGGTAAGAAAATAGAGAACCTTGATTTTTTACCTAAAGATTACCTAATTTCTTTGAATAGTTCAGGTAAATATTTTATGCCGAAATTTATTGAATGGCAATATAAGGATTTATCTTCTCAAAAATATATCGTTGTTCAGGCAAAGCAAATACTTGAAAGACACGGACTTATAAATAATGATTTCACTTTAAATTTATCTAATAATTACGTAAATATTACGAAAGAGTTACCTGAAAGTCAGGTAATAGGTATAGGTAATGGTAAAGGTATAGGTAATGGTAAAGAAGGGCAAAAATTCAATTTTGATTTTGTCGAATTGCCTTACAAGGAAACTTTTGATAACTGGATTGAATTTAAAAAAGCACGTAAAGAAACATATAAAACTCAAAAATCATTAGAGGCTTGTTATAATCAATTATTAAGGTTTTCAAATAACGATCCTTTAAAGGCTTCACAGATAGTTACACAATCTATGGCGAATAACTGGGCTGGTTTATTTCCCCTGAAAAGTATTAACACTAAAAAACAATTTACAGATGCAGACTTTGAAAACACAGATAGCAAATAAACTGGCAGGATTCTATGCCTTTGCCGGCTTTCAGATTGATGAATCACAGATTAAGGAATTATCAAATCTCATCTTAAACTCAAAAAAAGATGTTACGATAGAATGGGTTAGTCGGTTTATTGATGAAGCAAAGTCAGGAGAATTTGGAATGATTTATAGTTCTCCAGTAAGCCTAATGGTTGCCCTCAAACAATATAAAGATAAATATATCATTCCTGAGTTTGGAACTCCAGGAACTAAGGTATCAGAAATAAGATGATAGATAAACCATTTCCATCTGCCATTGATGCCGAGCAGGCAATACTCGGAACCTGTCTGATGAATCCTAATTCAATACTTGAGATAGCGTCCATACTAACACCGGAGATGTTTTACATTGAGTCGAACCGTCAGCTTTATATAGCAATACTTGAGACGGCAAAGAAAACCGGAACATCGGATATATTTTCTGTTTGTGACTATCTGAGAAAGAAAGAGCAACTGGAAAACTTTGGAGGAGTTGTCGGGCTGACAAAAAGAACAGAGAATATAATATCAGATGCTTACCTGCAAAATTATGTTTACCTGGTGCGTGAGAAGTTTGTGCTTCGTGAATATATCCGACTCGGTAATGAAGTCTCAAATCTGGCTTTCTCCGAGGATTTAAAAGATGTCATTGAACTGGCAGAATCGAAACTCTTTAATATCTCAAATTTCATTCAGACAAAAGAGGCTAAAAAGATAGACCGGTGTATTGATGAACTATTATCTGAAATAACAAAAATTTACAATAAAGAAAAATCACTTGTCGGTGTGCCTTCTGGATTTACAGATATTGATAGGATAACAGGGGGATGGCAACCAGGAAATCTTATTATCATTGCCGGTCGTCCTTCAATGGGTAAGACAGCACTTGCACTTACTCTTATTAAGAACCCTGCCGAACTTAAATATCCTGTTGTTTTATTCTCTTTAGAGATGTCGGAGAGCGAAATAACCACTCGCCTACTTTCCGGAGAATCGGGATATACAAATATAGAGATTCGTAATGCAAGGATCGACCTCGACAAATTATCGAATGACAGTAATAACATTGCTGTTTATCCTATTTACCTTGACGATACTCCGGCACTTAGTCTTTTTGATCTTCGTTCAAAAGTAAAAAAGCTAATTGTAAAAACTGGCATTAAATTGGTCGTTGTTGATTACCTGCAACTGATGAAAGCCGATGCGAAAAGTCGTGAACAGGAAGTTAGTCAGATTTCAAGGGGACTGAAGGCAATATCAAAGGAATTTAATATACCGGTCATTGCAATTTCACAATTAAATAGAGCCGTTGAAGATCGTGCAGATAGGAAACCGAGGCTTGCAGACCTGAGAGAATCCGGAGCTATCGAACAGGATGCGGATATTGTATGTTTTATTTACCGGCCTGCTTATTATAATATTTCAGAGTGTACAATTAACGGCGAAAAGATTGACAGTAAAGGACTTATCTCTTTTGATTGTTCTAAAAACCGCAACGGAGCTTTATTTAATATTCCACTTTGGCACAATCAATCAGTAACAAGAATAACAGATATTAGAAATGATGAAGATAAACAAACATCGGTGGATTCCGCAAACAGGTTTTAAAACTTGGAAATGTGCAAAATGTGGATGTGTGAGATACTGGGATTTAATCTTACAGAGAATTGTATTTGTTAAATACTCGAAACAATATTACATGACGCCTGATTGTGATTTATAACACCAGGAGATAAACGATCACTATGGAAACGGAAAATTAATAAACCATGATAAAAGTCATGTTTTGTTGAAAACTTGTTAATTACCTTTGAGAATAATTCATGTTTAACTAAATAAAAATTACAATTATGGAACACAGGACGGTGCAATCAGAAAATTTCAATTATCTTACAATTGAACACACAAAAGACGGTATAATTCTTACCGGAGAAACTAAAGAAGGATTAGATAAAGATGACACAATTCAAAATCCTTACAAAGCAAATGAATTTCTTCCAATTAAAAAGATATTAGAGAGGAGAGATTCAAGAGATTACCCAAAAGTAAATAATTATTTTTATAAAATTCTTTTATAAGTTTATTATGAAACCAAAAGGAAAAATCGCAGTACGTGCAGCCGTCGAGAAGGTATATCCTTCTCTGCCTCGTCAATTCAGTTTGATGCGACTCCATGCAGAAGTAATTAAAGAAGTTCGCAGACCGTATCTATTTTTAGACACAAGTAGAAGAAAACTGGATGAACTCAGGGAGGAAGGCTTAATCAGTTTTAAGAATACTGACAAAGCGAAATCACTTTACGAAAAAACAGATAGGATGTAACTATGGACATAATCGCAATAATAGCAATAAGCCTCATTATCGGAGGCATCGTTGGGTGGAATCTTTATAAATGGTTATTAAACAAACTAAGATGAGACATTATGCAGATTATTTAGAACTTGCAGTTGCAAGGAATCTTACCAGGCTAAATATTGATTTTGTCCATGAAAGCGAAAATAAAGAACAGGGATTGGATTTTTATTTGCCGAAACAAGATGTTTATATTGAATTGAAACAATTCCATTCCGATAGAATTAATGAACAATTAAAATCGAGAGATAATGTCATTGTTCTACAAGGTAGAAAGGCTATTCACTTTTTTAATTCTATAACAAGATGAAAACAATAAAATACATAATCTGTTATTTCTGTGAGAAGCATCACCGGAAAGTTTTTGATACATGGTATTTGCAGGATTCTATTATTACGGGCAGGGGCAAGATTGATATTTGGTTGCTGAATATAATACAGTTATTCATTCCTGATTACAGGAGATTTTTAAAGAAATGGCATGAAGATAATTCTTATATCAGATATACTTCATATTGGAAATGAAATTAAAATGGATTAATATGAACGGCAATAAAGTTTATTTACAGCCCCCTGTTATTAAGAGTTTAGTAGCAAGTTATTTCTGGATGACACCGGATGAGATGTTACTTGACAGAAGCCGGAAGCATATAAAAGCAAAGCATATTGCTATTTTTTGCTCACGAAAATTCACTGACTTGTCATTGTCGAAAATAGGTTGTGAGTTTAATGTCGGTCACTGTGACGTTCTCCATGCTATTAAAAGCGTGAATAATCAGGCAGACGTTTATCCTATTTACCGTAATGAGTTAAACATGATAATCAGCAAACTTAACAATAAAGCGGATGCAGACTTTGATAGAATGAGAAACTACGATACAGAAAAAGTATAAAACTATAAAATTATGAAAACACTAACATTCGTACTATTGTTTTTTCTCGTCCTTTCCGGGATATTCATTTATTTAATCTGGAGAGGAAAGCGAAATACAAGAAACGCTCAAATAGAAAAGTCTTATGAAGCGAAATATAAGAAGATCGATAAAGTCATTGAGAACTATTCGGTTTGTGACCAGAATTACGATTATATCAATGTCCTTCTTGATCATCTCTCCGAACTGAAATACAGGAATAAGGAGAAAACCATAGTGCTCAGGGATAAATTCAATGTCAAATATGAGGGCATTAAACAGGAACGGGATAAATTAAAGTAATAATTTAAAAATAGTATTATGAACGAAATTGCTAAAACAAACGTCAAGGAAAGACTTGAAAAAGCTATGGAAACAGAAGGTTTAAAACCTTCGGAAACTGCAAATATAATCGGTATTCATCCGAATTATGTTTCAATGATTAAGAATCCTAATACATGGGACAAATGTCCGGGCTCAGTCTGGGATTTTGTTCTTTTATGGGTAAACTCGGGACAATCTTTAAAGGAATATTTTGAGAAACATGGTAAGTTTATGCCTGTAAAACGTGAAGTTAAACCAGAAATAGAAATACCAAAAGTAAAGAAAGAGAAACCCATTAAGGAAATAAAACGGGAGACGAAAGGAATAACAAAAGGAAATCTTATTGATTTACTTCTTGAGGAAAAAAACTTCTTACAGGGGAAAATAGATGCTATTAATTTATTATTAAAGCATTATATTTCATAAGGGTTATGAGGGCATTGCGAAACAGCGAGTTAATTAAAATGCTTACCTTTACAGATGTTAAACTTAATTTTGAGACAATGAAAAAATTGGTATTGACATTAGTTCTTTTGATTCTTTGTTTTTCATTCAGGTTATTTGCGCCTGTCTCGCCGCCGGTTATTTTTATAAGCGAACCAATCCATCCTTATGAAGCATTATGGGCAGCTGTATGTCAGATTGAAAGTGGTGGTAATGTTATGGCAATAGGCGACAAGCATCTCAAGAAACACAGTTACGGAATAGTTCAGATCCGGCAATCAAGACTCGATGACTATGCAAAGCGGACAGGGATTCATTATACAGTTAAAGACTGTTTTGATAAGAAAATCAGTAAATCTATATTTATGTATTATGCTGTCAGTGATTACGAGACTTGTGCAAGAATGTGGAATGGCGGAACCGAGGGGATGAATAAAAAGTCAACAATAAAATATTGGAAATTAGTAAAATCAAATCTATGAAGCGGGGCAGCGTTCTTTACAGTCAGGTTATACTCTTTCTTAATAATTACCAATTCGCCCCGCTTTTAATAACTATGTTAATAAGTTCTTTGAATAATTTTGCATTTTGGATTTGATTATTGTATATTTGTCTCGATTAGTTTTGGGACAATGACACAAATACAAAATTTGAGGCTCTATGATCCGGCAATAATTTCTGCCGAGAGGCCGTCATTTGTTTCCCAAAACAAGCCGGACATAGGGTTTCATAACTTACTTTTCCCATTGGCTGATTATATCGAGCCTAAATCCAAAGCGTACAGAATAGGAAGTCTGGAATAGATAAACAAATCCAGGCTCCGAGTGAAACTTCTCGACCTGGTGGGTAACATTCGAAAGAATAACTTTTCAGCCCTTACCCGATAGGGACACTTCCAATCTGAGTGCTAAATTGAGTTTTAAGCAAAGAGGTAAAAGTTACCCGATAAAAGTTTTATGAATTGAATTATGAAACAAAGTAACAAACCGACATGATATAAATCATGTTTTTTACCGAATAAGTGTTTTATCTTCACATCAAATTAAAGCCCAAAAAGATGAAAACAGACAAATTATTCGACATTATTACCAGTGCTTTTCAATTCGGACATGATCTTCCCGAACAGATCAATCCGCCTTATTGTTCTATTTGTGGAAAACCTGAACATCACAAAGGATCGGGACTTATCAAAGTCTGTCCTTCTTGTCAGGTAGAACTGGAATATAAAATGGAATGTGAACTTGCAAGGAAATTTTGTAAAAACTGAGTCATGAAAACTGAAAAACTTGAAAAATTAAATGCTTGCAGAGAAGCAATTCTCTATGTAAAAAATCAAAAATCAATTATTATTGCATGGCAAAACTGTGAAAGAGGTGACTGGATGCTATGGCTTGCTAAAAGGCTAAATGTTGATGATAAAAAGTTAACAATGGCTAAGGTAATGTGTGCAAAACAGGTCGAACATTTGATGAAAGATCAAAGATCAAAAGATGCTTTACAGGCTTGTTTTGATTATGTAAATGGGAAAATAACCAGAGAACAATTAAATGCTTATGCTGCTGCTTATGCTGCTGCTTATGCTGCTGATGCTGCTTATGTTGCTGCTTATGCTGCTGCTTATGCTTCTGATGCTGCTTATGTTGCTGCTTATGCTGCTGCTTATGCTGCTGATGCTGCTTATGTTGCTGCTTATGCTGCTGCTTATGCTGCTGATGCTGCTTATGTTGCTGCTTATGCTGCTGCTTATGCTGCTGATGCTGCTTATGTTG